TGGTATTGTGCTAAAAAATCTTAAAAAGAAAAGAAATAATTGTATTTCAGGTTATATATAGATATATATTATTGCGGAGGAAGTGTTATAGGAAACACACTTCTTTTCCAAAGAAGAGATGTAGGTTCGACTCCTACCCTCCGCTCAAAATTTCGGCCAGCTAGGCTACTTAACTATTGAATATTAAATAAAGAGAGTAACATATGGGTTTTAATGATTTCTTCGATGAAGAAAAATTTGACTTCAATGCCGAGCGCAAGAAGTTTATAGGTAACTTAGACTACCTCAAGTCTATGACAGTTCAAGAACAAACATTATATAAAAAGTGGCAAGAATTTAATGCTGATGTCTATTCAATGACTCAAAAAGCATCTAAGTTCTCTAAGATAGAAAAGTCTATTTGGCTACCTAAAGACATCAACAACAAAGAACAAACTATTAAAGAGATAGAAGCCTTAGAACCTTACGTTGAACCAACAGAACAAGGTAATACTGAACAGAATGAGATGTGGACATTGGTTCGTAGGTTGATTCACACTATGGAGTTTACTGCTAATCCTGGTAGAAACTTAAAGTTCTATGTTAAGGATAAGGTTACGGGTAAGATATTAGGAATTATCTGTATGGGTTCTGATGTAACTTCATTAGGAGCTAGAGATAAGTTCATAGGTTGGTCTAAGGATAATAAATTTAAAGATGGTAAACTTAAATATACCTCTATCGGTACAACTATCTGTTGTGCTCAGCCTTTAGGGTTTAACTTTTTGGGTGGTAAGTTGGTAGCTTGTTTAGTTACATCTTCTGTAGTTAGAGATGCTTGGCAGAAAGCATACGGACAAACCTTAGTCGGTGCTTCTACTACATCCTTGTATGGTATTCATTCTATGTACAATGGTATCCCACTTTGGAAAACATTAGGAGAGTCTACAGGTAAAGTTGCTCTTAAACCAGATGACTCTACATATGAAGTTTGGCACAATTGGATTAAGGATAACGAATCAGAAGAGTATTTAAAACAGACTACACAGAAAGAAGGTGTGGCTGGTCCTCCAACTGGCGTAAAACAAAAAGTAATCAATATGATATTCAAAGCAGTTGGTGTTAAAGCATCAACTTACCAACACGGATTTAAACGTGGTATCTTTTTTGCTGACATCTATGAGAATGGTAAAGAGTTCTTACGTGGTGAGGTAGAAGAGAAGGATTTGAAGATGAGGAAGAAGTATAGTGATGATAGTGACTACATAATGAAGTGGTGGAAGCCAAAGGCTATCAGAAGGTATACTAAGTTATTTGATGAAGGTAGGCTTAAACCAGAGAAGTTATTCTACGGTGATATCGTAGGTAAGACTTGGGAAGAAACAAAAGAACAATATCTTGGAGAAGTAGGAAGATAATATGGCCAATATAGTAAAAAAGTATATAGAAAAAGCACCAGAAAACTATGAAGCCTTCTACTATGAGTGGAAGAACGATACCACCGATATGAAATATGGTGGGAAACACAATGGGTACGTGGGTGATGGGTATAATCATTCATCTCAAAATCCAATTATGCAAGATGATTTTCAAAATATGGAACATAAATGGTTATATTCCGTTAAGTTATATGGAACTGCGGATGAAATTACAAACAAAGAGCGAGAGATTCTAAAATTAAACGAAGCTCGTACAAATTCTAAATGGTATAACCTACATAATGGTGGTACTGCTTATGATGTTTCAAAAAATCAACAAATTAAATTTATTTGTGATTCTATAAAAAATGGTGAATGGTTACAAAGCGATGAGTTAAATGAATCCCAAATACAAAAACTACTTAATGGTGGTATTCAGGTGAGAATTAATGCAAGTAACCCTAAATTTACTAAAAAAATAGAAACCCTTATAGATGATAAGGGGGATACATCCAATACAAAACCGTTGGTTCTTGTGCAAAATAAAGATGATATCGCTAAATTAATAAATGGAAATACGACAGGACAAGCTACGTTAGATTCAAAGCATGGTAAAAAGTTAAAATATCAAGTTATTCCATATAAAATAGTTAAGACTTTTTTAACCAATGACTTCAGAGGATTGGGTTTAGCATTAAATCCCCCACCTAAAATACCTACTTCTCCAACTACTGTACCAGATGCAGTTGCGTATGTTATGGAAGGATTTAGAGATAATAAAAGACCTGTTAGAGATAACTCTAATATGGAGTATCTAAGAGATAATTTATACTTCGATTCTAAGAAAATCAAAAGCGTTTTTAAAGAAGCTGAGGCTCAGATTAAGGGTGGTCATGCAGCTATTACTACTCCAATTACTAGATATTCTCAAAAGGCACATAAGTATAAACTTAAAAATAGAGCTGAAGAGCTTGAAAAGCTTTTAGATAAGACTAAGGTATTTAAATACTCATCAAATATGATTCGATATGGTGATATTTGCCGACAGTTTATGATTAATGATAAAAGAACTAAAAGTTCTAAGATACCTAAGTTTTCCAACGTAGTATTACTTATACATTTCCCATCTCACGAAGCCTCTCTTGATTGGGATGCCAAAAGAAGTAAAATAGATGGAGATACACTAAAATCATTATGTTCTAAATATGGACTATTATTTTCTGGCTTTGAATATATGGATAAATTTTAAATGAATATGAATAAAACCCTTGACTTGTATCAAAATATGTTGTATATTAAGGTATGGAAAAAAGGAACAAAACAATGAGTTATGAAAAAGGTAAAGGTGGGATTCAAGAAGGTTCTACAAAAAACGATGGTGCTGGTATTAGTACTAAATCACAAATAGATGAAAAACTTCATGAAAAAATAGTCTCAGAATCTGTAGATAAAGTTCTTGGATTTCCTCTACGAAAAGGTTGGGTTGTTAAGAAAAAAGAAAAACTAGTATATCTAACCGAAAAAACACATGGTTGGGGCATTAGAAGGAATGGAAGCTCCACAGAACTTGTATCGGATGGGTATTTTGTCTATTACAATAATAAACTTGTAGGTATTACAGAACACAAAAGACAAAATAAAGAAGGTAATGCGTGTGAAAGATTTTGTAAGTATATTCCCATTGCTTGGAAAAACAAATTAGAACCTTGGCAGATATTTGGCTCATTTAGTGGAGCCGGATTTTATAAACCTATTCTAAATTTTGAAGGGGGAGGGCAGACTGGTGCTACTATTGAGATACTATTAGATTTAGGAGTAACAGTACTAACAAATCCAACAGAAGAAGAACTTGGTGTTTCTGTTCGTGAGTGGATAAACAAATTGATAGATAAATATGAAAGTTAAACCATTATTCATTTGGGCTGGTGGTAAAACAAAAATGATGAAACATTACCAAGATATTTTTCCAACCAGATTCGATACTGATATAAAATCTTATTCAGAACCTTTTTTTGGTGGTGGTGCTATGTTCTTAAATGTTATACAAAGGTATAATATTGAAGAGTGTTTTATAAATGATATTAATAAAGGCTTAGTTGGTATATACAAATCGGTTAGAGATGATGCTGATACTTTTTGTGAAATAATGGATAAACGACAAAAAGAATATTTACCTTTAGATAAAGATAATAGAGAAAAGTTTTTTTATAAGTTACGAGAAGAAAATGCATGGGATTATAAAAAATGGTCTTTAGTAGAAGATAGTGCTGCTTTGTATTTTCTAATGAAAACTGCATTCAATGGTATTTGGCAAATTAATAAAAATACAAATAACAGATTTGGAACTCCGATTGGTTTATTGAATCAAAAAGATAAAGTATATGATAAAGATAATGTATTAGAATGGAGTAGAATATTAAATAAACTTAATGTCAGTATAAGTTTAGGTGATTGGAAAGATTGTCCTATGGGTGACTTTACATTTTACGATCCTCCATACAGAGATAGTTTTGCAAATTACAATACGAGTTTTCCTGACAGCGAAACTGAACTACTTATAAAAAGAGTAGAAGAAAATAAAAATGTTTGGCTGTGTAATAGAGATAGTAACGATGGTTTTTTTGATAATAGAAAAGCAAACATAAAACGTTTTCCTGTAACATATACTGTGGGTAGAAGAAAGAAAACTGAAGATGGTTTCAAAGCAACTAAAGCAACAGAAATACTTTTATACAATTAATGAACATATTCAACTTCACAGATGTCGAGGATAACGACAAGGAATACAAATACAAAATACTTGTATATCCAAATATAACCTTTCAAAAGGATTTGGAAAAGGATTCTTATGTTGTTGTCCTTTGCAACATCATTAAAGAACTGAATAAGATACGTGATGATTTATTCTTTACAATCATATCTCCAGCCCACATCAATAGTTTAGAGTTTGAAAATACTCAGCAGATTATAGCCCCTCAAATCAGTTATCCTAATTCTATGAGAATGGCTTTTCCATATAAGGAAGTATTCGCTGGTCTTAAATGGAAAGAGAATGATTATGATATTGTGTATTCTCATTTGCCAGAGCATACAGGTAATCTAAAGAATCTATTATATAACTCTACCAACATATCACCGGCTATCATAGGTTATACTCATTGGACAGAGTTTAAGGAGATTACTAACTATGAATATCAAGTTGGTTTAGCTTACAATATAGTTGGTGTTTTACAGATGAGTAAGTGTGGTATTAATACACAAGCTCAAAAAGATTTGGTATTGAAGAATGCTAAAGAGTATTTTAATGATGATGTGGTAGCTAAGTTAGATAAGATATTAGAACCACAATACCTTGGATGGGAAACACCTAAATACGAAAAACAAACTACAGATAAAAAGATTATTGTTTATAATCATCGCCCACATACATACAAAAACTATCCGTGGTTCTTACAGCAAATGGATAAGTTATGGGAGAAGAGACAAGACTTTGAAGTGTGGGTGCCGCTTGCAGAAAGTAGAGAAAGAGAATATATTACGAATGAGAAGTTTGATAGAGTAGGTTACTTCTCTAAGCTATCTTCTTGTCGAGTCGGTGTATGTTGTAGGCAAAAGTATGAAGGGTGGGCTATATCCGCTACTGATGGTATGAGCGTGGGAGTTCCTTATTTATTTTCAGATGATGGGAGTTATCACGAACTCGCAGGTGACGATGGCGTTTACTACTATGATGTTGATGATGCACTAATAGATACCATAGAATCTTTCTTAGATAGTGACTTACTGAGAGAAAAATATTCTGAGAAAGCTTTAAATAGATTTGAAAAAGGTAAATGGGAAAAAGCTATACATCAATTTAATAATATGATTAATGAAACAACTGATGGCTTATCAATGTTAAAAGAAGATACAGAGTCTTACAAAAAGGTTGTAGATTTTATCCATAAAAAGAAATCAGTTACTAGAAAGGAAATATTAGAACATCTTGGTTGGGGTGTAAGAATATCTTTTAGTGGCTATCGCAATAGATTAAGAAACGAACCAACAATTAAATTCACAAAAAACAGATACGAGGTTAGATAATGTTAATATACATAATATTCAATGAGGATTACGAATCAAATGCAAAATCATTAAGAGATGCTGTAAAGGCTAAGTGGTCAGATGTAAGTATAAATATGATGGGTACACCAAGAACATTATATCAAGTTCAACTTGACAACGAGGTAGTGTATGGTAAAGATTCAGTAACGGATAATGGTACAATAATAGACTTAATAGAGGAAAGGTTATAATGAAGCAACTTACAGAAGAACAGATATTAGAGAATTGGAATAAGCTAATCAAACTTATAGAAGATACGTTTGAAGGAGAGCGTAAAGACAAGCTCTTAGAGATGTATAAATACTTTGAAGATAGGATGTCGGTGGCGCCTGCGAGTGGAAAAGCGGCTTACCATAATGCTATGGTAGGTGGTTATGTAGAACACGTCTTACACGTTACAGATTGTGCCGTTAAAATCAAAAACCTTTGGGAATCCGAAAGAGCTATGATTAACTTCACAGAAGAAGAACTTATATTTGCTGCTCTCCATCATGACTTAGGTAAGGTGGGTGACTTGACAGAAGATTATTATATCCCACAAGACTCCGAATGGCATCGTAAGAATAGAGGTGAGATATTCAAACACAATCCAAACTTACAATATATGACTGTAACTGATAGAGCTATCTTTATCCTTAACCACTTTGGTATTAAGATGTCTGAGTGGGAGTATATCGGATTGAGATTAACCGATGGTTTATATGAGGATGCTAATAAAACTTATTTGATGTCTTACAATCCTGACTGGTCTCTGAAGTCTAACATAGCTTACATACTACACCAAGCAGATATGATGGCTACACACATTGAGTCTGATGAGTGGGAACGGAATGATGAAGAAGTAAGTAGTAAATTCAAGCAAGCCGTAGCAACTAAAACCGAAACACCTAAAGAAAATAAAACTCCTAACTTAACTAAAAAGTCAGCTGATTTATTTGATGAGTTGTTTGGAGATAAGTAATGAAGAAGAATAACAAACAATTCACAACAGTAAGAAATCTAACCAATAAGGTTAAGGACTTAGAAAAAAGATGTGAGGAGATTGAACTTATTTTAATCACAATATTACAGGAGAAAACATAATGATTTTAGAAATAAGTCTTGCATGTATGACCATTTTATTCGTAACTTCATGTTATGTGATATGGAACTTAAACACAAAGTTAGAATCACTGGAAGATTGGATATCAGATTTTATCAACACTATAGTAAAGGTACAGGCGGATATGGCAAAGATAGATTACAAAGGTTATTTTGAAGCAGACGATGAAGTCGGACAAATATTTAATCAAATTAAAACAACAATAGATCAACTAGACAGGTTCAAAGGAGAAGAACAATAATGGCAACATCGGTTACATCAAGCATAGAAACAAAACCAGTTAAACCTAAACCAGTAGTTAAGAAAACTCGTAAGAGAAAGAAGAAAGGTAAGAATTATTACTTTAACATAGGAACTGAGAAAGCTATTATTCGTTATAATAAAACAGATGATGCTCATCTTAAAAATAAGATATACAATGAACATATCAGAAAAGCTTTTGATAAGTTGGCTGAAAATATTATTCATACATTTAAGTTTTATTACTTTGATGTGGGTTCTATAGAGGTAAAGCACGAGGTTGTATCTTTCTTAGTTATGAACATACATAAGTTTAAGGAAGGTAAAGGTAAGGCTTTCTCATACTTTAGTATTGTAGCTAAGAACTATCTTATCCTTAATAACAATAAGAACTATAAGATGGGTAAGATACATTCAGAAATGAAGGTGTTGGATTACAAAAGAAATCTTATGAGCGAAAACACTACAAGCGAAACATCTGAAAAATCTGTTTTATTTGTAGATGAGCTACATAGGTTTTGGGATACCAACTTAACCAATATCTTTCGCAGGGATAAGGATATTAGGGTTGCTGATGGTGTTCTACATATCTTCCGTATAAAAGAGAATATTGAGAACTTTAATAAGAAAGCTCTTTACATCCTTATTCGTGAGATGACAGGTTCTAACACTCAACACATCACTCGTATCATCAATGTTATGAAAAAATACAATAAGAGGTTATTATTTGAATTTGACAAGGATGGGACGGTAGATGTGAGTTATACAGGCTCACTTGTAAACAACTAAAACAAAGGGGAGTTTTTACTCCCCTTTTTTGTGCCTTGAAATATTTTTATCAAAAGTTTTAATTTTCAATATTTATATATAACAAATCTAATATATATATCAATGAGGTACAATATGGCAAATGATTACGAAATATTTGAAGGTAAATCATTATCTGATTTATTTAAAAATATATATGAAAATACAGTAACCAATAAAACACAACTAGAAGTTCTTATGAAAGAAGTAGTCGGTTTTATCAAAGATGGTGATACTGCTGTGCAAATTATTCCTATGTTAAAAGAATACTTGGAAATCAATGTAAAGAACGATGACCAATTAGTTAAGGTAGCTGCTATCGTGCAACGTATAATAGCCTCTGAATCTAAGAGTACTGGTGAAGATGAGTTTGGGTTGTCTGATGCAGAGAAAGAACAACTCTTAGGTGCTATAGAAGATGCAACTACTGATTTACAAAAACATTCGGATGACATAACTAATGATATTAAAAGAGTAGAAAATTAATGGCTTATAGAAAAACTAATTTTGTTCCTAATAGAGAAATTAACAAAACAGGAGCAGCAAACTACGAAGATGTTTATACTATTATACGAGATAACGTAGATCAAGAATTTGAATTTTACGAAATCGAGCCAGCCGTAGTAAAGGAAATCTTTATTGAGCCTGGCTCACTACCAATAGTAGATAAACTTCCTGATTATTCTGTGTATGGTAGTATTAGGGCCAGATATTTAGAGAGCCAAAACAGAGATGACATTATTGAAGAATACATAAAACCACTTTCTTCCCACATGGTAGTTTATCCTATCATTGGCGAAGTCGTAAATGTAGCTAGATATGGTGATCAATTGTTTTACTATACTCCTATAAATTTTCATAACAAAGTAAATATGAATAGAGTTGCTGGTGCTACTAGAGATACCGAAGGACCTAAGCCAGGTATAACAAAAAAGAATAGACAATTTGCTTCAATGAAGGGTGATATAAATATAAATGGTAGATTTGGTCATGGTGTAAAATTTACCAGTAATGAAGATTATAGGTATCCTGTTATACAAATTACCAATGGTCAATATAATGATATAAGAAAAGATAAAAATTTATATTTTCCTCATGTACAAAATATTAATGACGATGGCTCTACAATGCTATTTTCTTCTGGTGAATTAACTGATAAAAATAAAATTATAATACCAGCTGCTAAATCATCTTGGTGGCCTACCAAATGGAAAACCTCAATATTAGGCAATCTAATTGTGTTAAACTCTGATAGCTTAGTCTTTAATGCAAAAGGTAGAAAAGGTGATCTTCATTTATTTGCTACTAGAACTATTGGAATGGGCGCGAACCACTCAATAACTTTAGAAGTAGGAAAAGCAGGTGTTATAAATTTAGGAGAGTCTGATAGTACCAATCCTATACTGAAAGGGGTTCAGACAAAAGATTTATTTGAAAAAATATTTTTTACATTATTGAACTTTTCAAATGCTCTTAAATCTTTACCTGAACAACCTGAAATAAATTCTGCAGCTGAAGCTATGTATGATTCAATTGTAGATATAGAAAAAAGAGTTTTACCTAAAGTATTTAGCAAAACAGTTTATATAATCGAAGAAAAACGTAATGATTTTGTGGAGAGCGTGGGACAGCAGCCTCTCGCGAGGGTAACCTATTAAATGGCTATTATCTCAGAAATATTAAGAAAGGAGCTTAAAAAAATTGTTCATAAAAAAATTGAAAAATTAGACTACGAAGTTGATTGTGTAGTAGAAGATATAAGACAAGGCCAAGGCGGTGGACTGAATACCGAAAAGATTATAAAAACTATAGAAAAAGCTAAAAAGGACGCGGAAGAATTTGAAAAAAGAAGAGAGCAAGCAGAAGATATATATAGAATATTAAAAGCAGCTTACAAAGTAGCACAAGCTACTGAAAAAGGTGCTGAAATAGGTTCAGCTTTAAATCCAGCGGCTGCAGCTTTAAGAATACTTTGGAAATATATTTTGATTGGATATGATATAGAGATGAGAGATTTAAATTCTGTTATTAAAGCATCGCCTGCTTTATTGAAGAACTTAAAAGACTTTTTAAAAAGATCTAGTTCAAAAATTATAGCTGCAAAAGCAGCACAATTAGTAAAGGAAGATGTTTCTAAACAAAGAAAAAAAGACGTGGGTTAGTATATTTATATAAAACAGTAAGGAGTTAGTAATGGCTAAATCATCAAAAATAGTTAGTTTAATTAAAGAAATAGTTAGACAAGAAGTTAAAAAAGAGGTAAGGGAGATATTTATTAAGGAAGGAATGAAATCTATGGCTAAGCAATCTACGATAGTAGAAGATGTAGTCGTGGAAGTTCTACCCGAAAGAAAAGTCAAACCAAAAAAAGAAATAAATTACACAAAGAATCCGGTTTTAAATGACATATTAAATGAAACTGCTAGAGCTGGTGAAGATGAAGAATATCCAACTATGAGTGGTAAAACATTTGATAGTTCAAAGATGGCTCAGGCTATGGGATATGGTAATGTGATGGACGGAAATGATGAGATGAGAAGAAAAGCGGCTGCAATAGAAACAGCACAAGCAGCTGGTATGAATCCTGAAAGTGTTCCTGAAAAAGTAATGGGAGCTTTAACAAAAGATTATAGTGGTGTAATGAAAGCTTTAAAAAAGAGGGATGGTAAATAATGAGCACAATAGGAAATGATTTAGATGTTGATACTTATATTGGAGTTGCGTTGCCGATGGGGCATGGATTAAACGGGTTCTTTGAAAGAACTAAAACATCTTTAGAACAAACTAAACATAATATAAAAAATCTCTTACTAACTAGAAGAGGGGAAAGATTAGGCAATCCAACCTTTGGATCTGATTTATTAGCTGTTTGTTTTGAACCAGACGGTGATGATTTATCAACTAAAATAGAAGAAACTATAGAATCCGCTATGAGTGAGTTTTTGCCATTTGTAATAATAGAAAGTATAGAAACTGAATTTTCTGATGTAAATAGGAATACTATTAATGTATCTATGAGATTTACATTAAACGTAGATTCAGCTAGTTCAGAAACTTTATCTATAGATGTAAGTAACTATTAAGGAGATAGGTAATGCCATACACAACACCTAAAAAATCAGTAAAGGAAGTTAGATATCTTAATAAGGACTTCACATCTTTTAAAGAAAATCTGATTGAATTTACTAAAATATACTTTCCAAAGGAATATAATGATTTTAACGAATCAAGTCCTGGAATGATGTTTATTGAAATGGCATCTTATGTAGGAGATGTTCTATCTTATTATATAGATAATCAGTTCAAAGAAAGTTTACTAGCTTATGCTGAAGAGAAAAGAACTGTATACAATATGGCACAATCTTTGGGTTATAAACCAACATTAGCAACTGCAGCTTCAGTTGACATTGATATGTTCCAAACTGCTCCAGCAACAACGGCTGGTTCTGGCGATGGATATACAACAAATCCTGATTTAAATTATGCTTTGACTATTAAAGCTGGAATGGAAATTAAATCAGATACGGATATAACATTTAGCACAACTGAAGATTGTAATTTTAAATTTTCAAGCTCTTTTGATCCAATGAGTGTTTCTATTTATGAGAGTTCAGGAAACACACCGGTAACTTATTTATTGAAAAAAACCGTTAGAGCTATTAGTGGAAATGTAGCTACAGATTTTTTTACTTTCAATACTGCTGAAAAGTATAAAAGGATTGCTTTAGCTAATAGTGACGTGACGGAAATAATTTCTTGCACAGACAGCGATGGGAACAGCTGGTACGAAGTTCCATTTTTAGCTCAAGATACTGTATTTGAAGATATGCAAAATACAGTAAGAAATGATGATGAGTTATTTACTTATGCTGACCAAGCTCCGTACTTACTAAAACTTTTGAAAACTTCAAGAAGATTTACAACATTTATTAGAGAAGATGGTAGAACTGAATTGAGATTTGGCGCGGGTACATCAGATAGTCCTGATGAAGAGATAATTCCAAGTCCAGAGAATGTTGGTTCATCACTTCCAGGTTCACCTTCTTTCTTAAATACAGCATTTGATCCTTCTAATTTTTTAAAAACAAAATCTTATGGTCAAGCCCCATCAAATACCCAATTAACAATTACATATAGATATGGTGGTGGAATTAATCACAATGTTAGGTCTAACAGTGTAAGAGAAATACAAGCTTCAAATATTTCATTACCTAGTGCTGGACTTTCTTCTGATTTGGTGTCTCAAACTAAAAATTCCCTTGCAGTTAATAATCCTTTACCAGCGGCTGGTGGTAGGGGTATTGAAAGTGTAGTTGAAGTTAAAAATAATGCATTAGCTTTTTTTCAGGCACAAGCAAGAGCTGTTACTAAAGAAGATTATATCACAAGAGTTTATGCATTGCCTGCAAAATACGGTAATGTTGCAAAAGTTTATATAGTACAAGATACCCAATTAGATAGTAGCTCAGGAGCTAATTCTGATAGTAGAATTATAAATCCATTTGCTCTTAATTTATACACTTTAGGTTATGATTCAGGTAAGAGATTGTCTATGGTTAACCAAGCAGTTAAAGAAAATATACAAACATACCTAACTCAATTTAGAATGGTTACTGATGCTGTAAATATAAAAGACGCTTTTATAATTAATATAGGAGTTAGATTTAATCTACTGACTAAGAGTGGATACAACAAAGAAGAAGTCGTACTAAAAGCTATTCAAAAAGTTAAAGATTTCTTTAACATTGACAAATGGCAGATTGGACAACCAATCGTATTAGCTGACTTGGCTTATCAACTATCCTTAACTGATGGTGTATCTGCTGTTGTTCCTCCTGTAGATGACAATCCTAATGGTTTGCCTGTAACAATAGTTAATTTCTTCAAAGAATCAGATGGTTACTCTGGTAATGTTTATGATATCGCATCAGCAACAAAGAACGGTATAGTTTATCCGTCACTAGACCCAAGTTGCTTTGAACTAAAATTTGCAAACGCTGATATTGAAGGTCGTGTAGTTGGTGATTCGGCTGGAAGTCCTGGTAACTCTAATGGAGGATCTTACTAATGAATTATTTTATTTTTCCAGAATCCGATACAACTATATATCAAGCAACTGGTAGTTCAAATACCGGTTTAGATCAGATATTAGAAGTAACAAAAACTTTGAGTAATTCAGGCGATAATGTAAAAGTATCTCGTGTCTTAATTAAATTTGATATAAATGAAATCTCATCTTCTATAGTAGATGGAACTATTACAAATCCAAAATTTTACTTAAATATGTATGATGCTAATTCTCAAAATTTAACTACATCTCAAGAATTATATGCTTATCCTGTAAGCTCTAGCTGGGTTGAAGGTGAAGGAACATATTCGGATAATCCGATAACTACAGAAGGAGCTAGTTGGAAATATAGAGATGGATTAACAAACAAAAGCTTTTGGAGTGGTTCAGCAACAGAACAAGAAGGTGGTGCTTGGTTTTCAGATTATTATGCATCACAATCATTTCAATTTGAAACAACAGATATGAGAATGGATGTTACTCCTATTGTAAATAAATGGTTAGATAAAACATATGTAAATGATGGTTTTATAGTTAAGAGGAGCGGCAGTTTTAATAATGAAGATGCCAGTACCGATGAGGGAAGCTCAGAAAGATTGGGTGAGTTTAGGTTCTTTTCTAGAAATACACATACAGTATATCCACCAAAATTAGAAGTAGAATGGTTTGATACAAAGTGGAGTCAAGGTTCTTTAAGTTCTTTATCATCAACAGAATTAGAAGATTTATCTTTTTATATGAAAAGTTTAAGACCTGAATATAAAGAAAAATCAAAAGTAAAATTTAGAATAGTTGGTAGAGCTAAATACCCTACTAAATCTTTTTCAAATACTGCTTCGGAATACTTAACTGTAAAGGCATTACCAAGCGGCAGTGTAGAAAACATAGGCGGTGATGGAACTTATTATTCGGTAAGGGATACTCAAACCGAAGATGTTATTATACCTTATGGTACAGGCTCTTTGGTGAGTTGTGATTCTTCAGGAAACTATTTTAACCTTTGGATGAATGGTTTACAATCAGAAAGATATTATAAATTTGAGTTTAAAGTCGTAAGCGGAAGTAATACTTCTGAAGAAACTGAACAATATTACGATGACGATTTTATATTTAAAGTTGTGAGATAAAAAATGCCATACACACAAGAAGAGCTGAAAAATCTTACTTTTTATCAAAATTTACTTAGTGAGGATGAAGAACAATATTTGCAAAGAAGGGTATCTTTAGAACTGCAATCAAGTGTTTCTGGATCCGCAGACAATGGTGCTCAAGTCTCTAGAGATAAAAGTGGTGCTATGTTACTTTTTGAAAATCCATATACTGATGCTTTAGTTGAAGATGCTACTTCAAAAATTATTTATAACACCAATGTAAAATTATTAAAAACAACATCAGCCGATACTATCATAGATGAAGTATTAGACAGAGAGTTTGAGGAGTTATAGTGGCTAGTAAATTAACAGAAAAAGAAAAACAACTACTTGATGCTAACATTACAACTAAAGTAGGATTAAAGTCCTATGAAGATGGGATGTGGGGATCTCAAGGAAATAAGGATTTTGTTTACTTAGAACTATTTGATGAAAATAACAACTTTATACAATTTGAAAATTTTCCTTCATCAGATTTTTCTGTAGATCCTGAAACTGATAATATCCATTTTTATCCTGGAAAACACATCAGAAGTTTAGGTTACAAAAGTGGCGTGTTTAATATAAAATACAACTTTTTGAGAAAACTGGCTGGTTCTGAAGATCCTGTATTATTACATACAGTAAATAAACAAAATACAAAAATTGGTGATGTATATACTAATGTAAATGCTATATACATAACTGATGAGGCTTTGGTGTATGCTGCTACCGAAGAACAATATAAAGGAAATCCTACCGCTTTTGAACAATTAGCAGTTGAGGATTTAAAATACCGAATTGATTCAGTCTCTCCAAGTAGAACTGAAGTTAGACTAAGAGCTAAAAAAATTAATGGTTCTTATATGGATCAATTTGTCGATATTCAAACTGCCATAATGTCAACAAATGTTACAAACGAAATTAGCTTTGACGGCAACGTAGTATATGATAGTAAGGAATTGGTATTGACTCCTGAGGTAGGCGGATTTTTATTTACACAAAAAATGATTGGTGGAACTATAACTCTAGAAAATATATTTAAAGTAAATCAAATAGATGTTGCTGTAAGAACTGAGATTAATACAATAAAAAATCCTAGTGGTATACTTCTTGATACAGATAGTTTAGGAGAGGTAATAAATCTTTCTGATGCATACGAGTGGGATGAAAACTTACATGCGTCTGCTGTAAAGGCTGATAATTGGACAGCTGGGTTTAACTATTTTTCCAGGTCTACAAATACCTTTTTTGGAACAGCACATTTAGGTTATCATCCACATTGGGTAGAGGGTGAAGGAAGTAATGGTGGGAATTGTATAAAGTTTTCAGATCAAAATGAGCTCTTTATAGATTTGCCTGATTGGCCCAATGATCAAAGATATAGACAAATGGCGATAGTTCAACCGGATATGAATAATTTATTAGGACAGGGTGTTAAAGGCGGTGATATAGCTAATGTGTCTTTGAATATAAGAAGTACAGTAGCTAATAAGGGAGTTCAGGTATCTTTAAGATATGCTAATGAAATAGTACAAGAAGAAAGACCCACAGCAGTACCAGAGGGGTATTTTAATCCAGCTGATATTCCACCTAGCGAACCGATACCAACAGATCAAGAAGGTAATGTTTTATATCCGGATGGATTTGTTGCTAACACTGCTGCTAATGCAAATACAGTTGAACAACAACCACCAGCTAGATTAGAAACTATATTATCGACATATGATATACCTTTCTACGATGGCGCTGTAGGCGATACTACTCAAGATGGAGATATGATTGGCGGAGTTGGTGCTTGGAAAATAAGCTCTGTTGTAACTATAGGATATAATTGGATACCAAATTTAGTTGGTTCTGAATATTCTAAAGCAGGAGCATTAAGTCCTGAAGAAGAATGGCTTTGGGATGGTACTGCTTGGGGTGTAAATCCTAATTTTTCAAGTCCTTACCCAACCCCTCCAGTTGGCACAGTAAGTAAAGTACAATATCCAAACGCAATTAACTCTCATCCATATCAAATAGAAGGACAAGGATTACCAAAGTTTCCACGAAATCGTTATCCTGGTGAAAACAGAGGATGGCAAACAGGTACAACATTAGATGGCGATGATACCAAAATGACTTCTGTTTGCGGAATACCATCCAATCTTATAAATAACAATGCTGTTATTTTATTAAAAGATGATTTAGTTTGGATTGTTGGTGATGTGAGATTTAATACAAATAAAGAAAAAATAGGCTTAACTACAATTGATACAATGTTTCCTATGATGCACGTTGAAACAGTACCTAAAACAGATAGTGATGGGGAAGTAGTTGGAACACATACAATTTATAACGATATATTTGAACATGGTAGAATACAAAGTATAACAAGACAGCCAGACAGCTTCACGGGAGATCCAGCAAAAAAAGATCACAATAAAGATAATTCTTTTATTGTATTTTACACAGATGGACGTGGTAATGAAGATTCAAATAAAGTATTCGAAGCTACTATAGGCGAGGATAGTTTCGCACGCTTTAGGTATTTAAAAGATTTGAATGCTAATTATAACGATCTTGTTAATCAAAATGGTGGAGAGCAGGAATGGGCATTTAATGGAAAACAATCAAGCGGACTTTATTGGCGTCACTACGCTTCTATTAAAGGCACGGATAGGCTATGGAGAATGGATCAAGGGCCTGATAATAAATCATTCTTTGGACTTGCAAACAACGGAGGTTGGTTTGAAACGGGAGACACCGCCGGCACCTCAGACGGATCCGCAGGCTCTTTTAGTAGGACGTTTGCTGGGGTGCAAGATAATTATTTTGATGTTCATTTTTCGGAAGGTCATACAGCTGGTCATTTTTCTCATTATAGTGGAATTTATAACGCAACTTCAGATACAGGCGGTTCGTGGATTCAGCTGAAAGAGGATTTATCAGGTGTCGCAGAAAGAATACCAACAAATGAAATATTTTATGGCGCGGGAGAAGTGGGAACGGAAGGAGTCGATTTAACCTTTGGTGTTAGGAATCCAGCTGCTGAAAACTTTGGTATTCAAGACGAAGATGGGAATGTATCTAATGCAGAAATTGAGCCACTTTATGATAATGGTACAGCTATTTTTTCATTTGACGACAATCCAGGAAAAGAAGGAACTTTAAGTACTATAGGGATGTGGAGGTGGAGTGGCAATACAGTCGATGGTTGGGTAGAAGTTGCTGTAGCTCCTCCTAGATACACTTATGTCTCACCGAGCTTTACAAAAGCTATAATGGCTCCTGAAGTCGCAGGCCAATGGACAAAAGTAGAAACTCAGATTACGATTCCTAATGATTGGAAATTAGATCAAAAATGGTATTTTTATATTTATGGTCATGGAAAAAGCACTACAGGAGAAATGAGCCAAGGTACAGTATGGGTTGAGGATGTGTTTATAGATTTTACTCTCACAGAACAATCAGTAAGCATACCTGTTTATAAACCTTATAGCGTACAGATAAAAAGTGTTGGTGCTGGTGGAGATACAATTACTGTCAATAAAAGTATTCAAGAAGTCTCATTAGAAATAGGCGCTGTTGATGATGATGATGATGGGAATCCTGATATATTTGGTTTTGGTGATGCTATAGAAAGCTTTAATGGTTTTAAGATTACCTACACAAATTTTAATCCAAAAGATTTAAGAACTTACTTAAAATTTGAAAACAATTTATTTTTAACAACCAATTTTAAATCAGATACTGTTAGTGTAAATGATTTTCCTTATTCTATAGTATATAAACTTTATGAACCATTGCCTGATGAATATGAAAAATTTGATGAGTGTATCGTTGTAAAGGAAATGGCTAATCCATTGGAAGAGAGAGTTAAAATAATTGATTTTGTTAATGCTGAAGAGCCTAAATTAGTTCTTAAATCTCCTGATTTAAGTAATGTAGAAAGTCCAGTACAGAGTAGAGAAACTCAATATAAAACTGAATCTCAAATTTTAACAAACGATGCTGTAGTATCTACTGAACTTAGAAATGAATTTTTAAGTCAAAGTTTGGATAGCATTACAGTAAATACAGATTATTCTAGATTTAAAAATTTTATAAACTTCGGTTCTTCAGAGGTTAGAATACGAAATTTTAAAAGAAAATTAAAAGATATAGAAGGTTACAGAATATTAAGTTCTTCTTATACTGGAGTAAGTGGTTCTACTGGAGATATGGGTGTATATCATCATAAAATAATTGATACTGAAAACAAATTTGATCCATTTGAAAGGTATATGTATTATGAAAACTCTTCTTATATCAGTAGTTCCATTGGAGTATTTCATGATAACGCGTGGCCTAAATCAAGCGGAGCTGGAACTTTAAGAAGTCCTTATGTTTTAGCACACACAACTTCATCACAAGCCACCACTTGGTTTTCAAATAGTATAAGTTCTGCGTCATTGTACGATGAAAACAATTCATCTAAACTAAGCAGTATTATTCCGGAACATATAAAGTTTGACGATAATAATAAAACATATCTAAAGTTTACTGATATGATAGGACAACATTTTGATGGTATTTGGGAGTATATAAATGCACTTGGAGATGTTTCAGATAGAAGGGATAAATTAAACGAAGGTATTTCTAAAGATTTATTGTATAGTGTCGGTAAGTCTTTAGGTTGGAATTTAAATGATGGTAAAGATTTAACAAGCTTATCAAAGTATGCTTTAGGTAAAGAAGTTACTGGTTCAAATTTCTCTGATTATTCAGAGATTTCAGAACGCGATACTTCAAGAGAAATTTGGAGTCGTATTATAAACAACATGCCTTTCTTCTTAAAAAACAAAGGTACTGTTAGAGCTTTAAAAGGATTACTAAATATTTATGGAATTCCTTCTACTATTTTAAGAGTTAAGGAATTTGGTGGACCTGATTTGCCGGATAATGCTTTTCCTCAATTTGAGATATCAAGAAAATTTACTAAAGCTTTAGATTTTAAAGGTAGCCAGTATGTAAAAGTTGCTTGGGCTGATGACTCATCTTCAGGAAGAAAACCTGATACTGTAGAATTTAGATTTAGATCTGCTACTGGCTCAAATCAAATACTTATAGAAAAACAAGATGTAAATAATCAAGATTGGTTTATAAGATTAAAAGATAATGGTTCAACTGATAATTATGGTTATGTTTCATTTATGTTATCCGGTTCAGCAGCTGGGACAACCACAGGACAATATAAAGAAATACTTTCTACTGAATTTCCAGTTTATAATGGTGATTTTTATTCTGTTATGCTTTCTAGATCATCAGGCAGCAGTAACACATCTGTTTCACAATCTTATAAATTAAGCGTAGGTAGGTATGATGAGAGTAGAAGCAAAATAAATTTATATAGTTCAACTACTATGGATGTTACACAAGCTGCTTCATCTTCGTTTAGCAATGCGTGGACAGGTAGTGGTGACATTTATATTGGTGGTAGTGGTAGTCTAGCAAATGTTGGTGCTCAATTTAGTGGTTCTATTATGGAATACAGGCATTGGACAGAAACATTAAATACAGCATCATTTAAAAATCATATAGCCAATCCAAAGGCTTATGATGGAAATACTATATCATCTTCTTATAATAATTTAGTATTGAGATATTCATTTGATGATAATAAAAATTTAGCCAGTGATACAGAGGGTATAAGAGATGTTAGTTCAAATCAAACCCAAACATTATCAGGCTCACATGATGGATTTACAGGAAACTTTTTTAGAAGTGTGGTAGATGAAGCAAAAACTTTTATACCAAGCATAGGGGCTTTAAGAAGAACTACCAATAAAGTAAGAATTGAAAGTAATAGTTTAAAACCTGGATTTAGTTTAAGTTCCAAACAAAGAGCGACAGATAGCGCTTTTGACACAGCGCCAGCAGACTCAAATAAAATTGGAATATGGTTTGCTCCAACCGATGTTATAAATAACGATATAATAAATTCCGTTGGCAATTTAAACTTTGATAATTTCTTAGGTGATCCAAGGGACAATGAAGAATACAGCTACAGAGGTTTAGAAAATGTAGCTGATAATTATTGGAAAAAATACACTGCGCCAAATAATTTTTGGGATTATATGAGATTGATTTCTTACTATGACCGATCATTGTATCCACAAATTAGAAAACTAATACCTGCTAGAGCAAAACCTGATATAGGTTTATTAATAGAGCCAAATCTATTTGAAAGACCAAAAGTTGTTATAGGCAAAAAACCTACTGCGGTAGTTCCTTATTATAGTTCTTCTATTAATATTGGAAATATGGTTGATGGTCTAATTAAAGTAACTGGCTCATACAATGCTGGATTGGCAATAACAGATTATGATGCTTATACAGGCAGAGTGGATGTGTATAGTTATGACACCGGATCCTCTGTTATATCATCAAGCGGAGAATATTCAACTTTTGAAGGAGTTTCTTCTGAAATAAAAGATAGGGCACATGAACTTTCTATATGGCAGAGATTGGGTGCTGGTAGTTATAAAACCTCATCTATAACAAGCGGTGACGCAAAGTATAATGAAGTTTTTCAACCAGTAATAACTGGTTCTAGAATATATGGTGTCAATCAAAAACTTATGCCACTATACTCTTCATCATTGAGTGCTTCGTTACAAATTGCATATTCATCTTCTTTTTATAATGTAGATCTAGATAACTTTAGTGGTCTATCACAAGGATTAATTAATTCTTTTTATGTTGGTGTTAAAAATACTAAAAAAACTACTTCTGATGGACAACCTCCTGTTGAAGTAATAATATCAGCACCTACTAAATTAGTAACTACTAAAACTGGTGATTCTACTTTAAAAACAGGAGATGGAATAATATCTGATTTTAAAGAAGCTATTAGTAAAGAAGAAAGCGAAGTATTAAAAGTAGAAGAAGCGAGTGGCATTACAAAAGAAAAGAAAAAAAGAGGTTTGCGAAAATTAAAAGTAAAACCAGAAACCGATCAAGATAGAAAGAAAGAAAGAAATGAGGAGAAAGAAAAAGGTGAAAAGAAAAAAGGTAAACCAAATCAAAACTAAAAGAAACTTTAAAGTAAATAAATTTAACGAAAATTAAAAGTAGTGATATTTATATATGAACTACATTACACATCAAAGTTCAAAAAATTAACTAGGAGTAAATTATGGGATTTTTAAACAACACTACCGTAACTGTAGATGCTATATTAACCAAAAAAGGTCGTGAGTTATTAGCACAAGGAACAGAAGCATTTAATATTACAAAATTTGCTTTATCAGATGATGAAGTAGATTATAATTTATGGGATGTCACACATCCTAATGGAAGTGACTACTATGGGGCTGTTATTGAGAATATGCCGCTTTTAGAAGCAATACCTGATGAAAATCACGTTATGCGATATAAGTTAGTAACTCTTCCAAAGAATAGTATTAGGATGCCAATAGTATCTATTAGTCCAGGATCTATTGAATTTGCAGTTGGAGGTGGATTGACACAAGTATCACCTACTGTTGAACCAAATACTTCAGGTGCAACCGATTCTTCTTATACATTTATATTACACAATAGATCTGTTGCAAATATGACAGTTCAAACAGCAGCTGGTGGATCAGTTGGTGCTTCAACACCATTCTTTTTAGGTGAAGATGATGCACCTAATAGTAAAACAGTGGTTGCTAAAAGTGTTAGAATTGGAGTTATCGCAGTTCAAAAGAACGCTTCTACTCAATTAACTGTTGTCGGCAATGATACAGGTGCTACTAATTCAATAACTATAACAAATAATGTAACAGTTCAAAGCTTAGTTTTCACTTTTGGTGCGGGCGCAGGTCTGTAACACAGCTTAAAGATTAAAGGAGTAACAAATGTCAGTATATAAAGATTTTAATATTCAACCTGAAAGTAGTTTGGTTTCGAGTGATATCGTAACTAACGTAAAAGATACAGTATCATCAGGAATGTGGGCTAATGGCGATGGTAGTATGACTGCATTTTTTACATCATCAACTCAGAGTGCTAGTAACCATCAATATTATTTGGATGTTTACGCAACCAACCCTGCTACTGATACAACTGCCAAATCTCAATTCTCAGTTGCTTTCGGTCACGTACACGGAAGTGGTAGTGCTGGTACAAAAGGAGTTACTGGAAACAGAGCTTCTGCTGCTATATACAGACAATTATCTAATACACTATTGGGTCCAACAGAAGATAGGTTTAACTTTGCTAATTCAGGCGGAGCACATACTACTCCTCATTATATTTATGCTATATCAATTGCTAGACAACAACTTAGAGAAAAGATGGATCCAGGCAATTGGGAACTACACTTTAGTGGTAGTGGCGGTGGAGCTGGACCTGAGACATTAAAATTAATTGACGACAGTGGAGCTACTACAAATCCAACTGTAAATCAAGGTGGTAGGGTATTTAACATCGTTAGTGGTTCTATAGAAAGTGGAGTTGCAACTATAAAAACACCTGCTACATCACAAGATGGTGGTGGATTTGGATTATTTTATCCTGATATGGGATTATTGATATTCAATGGACCTGTTTTGGCTGGACAAACTTCTGCGTCATTATCTGCTTCCATTGCTTCAAATACCGAAGGTGGTAATGTTGGTAAATTTTATGAAAAAATTAAAGGTGGTCAATACTTTAGTTCTAGAAGAGAAGAAGTGATAAGTTCACAACACTACTTTTGTAGAGTACCTAATAAGGAATTCAACTTTAGTTCTAATCCGACTTTCGCTACCGGCTCTACAGGTAATTTTACAGTTCCGACTTTTTATAAAAATCCAAAAACCTTTATAACACAGGTTGGATTATATAACGACAATAATGAACTTCTGGCTATTGCTAAATTGAGTAAACCATTACTAAAATCTTATGCGAGAGAAGCTATAATCAAAGTTAAATTAGACTTTTAACCTTGGGAGATATAGGTCATGTTTAAAAGGCTAGACCCAAGAGACATCAATATAACACCATTTAAGGCTTATAAGGAGTTTACTGTAACTAATATTGATAGTGGCAGTGGTATATTTGGCTTTAGAGCAATAAGTGCTAGTGCACATAATTTTGAACCAACTGACACATCCGGTGTTACTCACTTCGGCAGTAATCCAATAACTGCTAGCTTTTATGAAATACCAAGTTGGTTTATGTTAAATCATCTGTTTTATCGTGATGTTGAAAATCCTTTTAATAATTTTGGTTCAAATGACAATACTCAGTATAGATTATTACAACCATCTGCTTCTGTTATTTCAGTATCAAGAGATTTATATGGTGAAAGAATAAAACCAAAATCTATTAGATTAACGGATGACAGCACATCTTCTACAGTCACAATTGTTGACGATGGTAAAGGTAACCTTTACGATAATGATTTTTCTTCAAGCTTTGCTCAATTTGCTGCTGGTGGATTTGCCGATATTATGAAGTCAACTGGAAGTTTTGCCGGTAATATATTCTATGAACAGGGATTATTAGTTTTTACAAATACCGGATCTAGATATGTTGATATTGGAACAGGACTTTCAACTGATGGTTATAATTTAAAGTACAAATCGCAAGTTACAATAAGAGAGCATTCATATACTTGTGTAGTCGGTGAAAACGAATACAATACGAGTAACAACATTTCAGTAACTACAGATAGAAGCGGCAGTATAAGTGTTTCTGGTAAAGAAAGCTGGACGTTATTTCCACCAGGAGATGCTTTATACCAATCAGGTTCCTACAAAGATTTTTATGAACAATCAACTACATATAATAATTTCGTAACACATTCTAATTTTGAGCCATATATTACTAAAATTGGATTATATAATGATTTTAATGAATTGATAGCGATTGGTCAGTTATCACATCCTATAAAAAATGATTCAGCTCAGTCATTGGGTATTCAAGTTAGGTTTGATGTATAATGGGTAAATTTAAAAAAATGATGGAAGTTACTTCTAACGCTGGTTACACAGGAGACGAAGGAGAACCAGATACAGGATTTATTAGAGGTAAAAAGGAAAGAACTTTAGGTAAATTATCTGGTAAGCCTGAACCTTGGTTTGAAAGGGGTGGTTACAGTCAAGTAGATTTTCCTGAAGCAGATTTTATCTATGGTGAGGGTGAAGAAGAAGATTATGCTGTAAGAAAGACTGCTTATGTAGCTCAGATAGATAAAGACTTTGAAGCACATTTTGAAAAATGGGAAGATTGGGTTTCCGGTGAAAATTTTGATGAACAGAATACTGTAGAGTTGGATGAATCAACTACTTCGACTAATTCACCAGGTCCAAAGGGATATACTGCTTTTATAAAAGATCCTAAAGAATTTAAAAAGAGAAATAAAAGTATGGCTTCCTTTTATAAAAAAGCTATGGGTTACTTACTTGTAGAAAGAGTTGATTATCAAGATACTGCGCAGCAAATGTTAAAAAATTATGGTTTAAAGTCTAAGATTAAGATGGGCAATGGTAAGAACTTCGGTGAGTACATTCCTGAAACTGATACGATTACGCTTAGAACATCTTATAAAACCTATAAAGAATTTCTGATGACTATTCTTCATGAGATAGGACATGCACTTGATGCTGATAATCTAGGCATAAGAAAATTTATGAAGAAATACACACAGGCAGGAACAATGGCTGCTTATGATGGATTAGATCCTCATGATGATAATAAATGGGAAGAGAAAGCTGAAAAGTTTGCTAGAAAAGAAATAAAAAAATATTTGTATAAGAAGTAATTTCTGTATATATATTAGTATGTTAACATATACTTTTGGTTATTGAAAAATTCTGATAGGTTTTTTAATAAGATATTTCTGCCCTGAAGTATCGAGTATTAGTTTAACTATTAACAAGTACTAGTACAAGTATAGCAAGTACAAGTATAACAAGTATAAAGTAATTAATTATGAAATCAAGAAGTGCTAAGAATAAAGGTAAAAGACTTCAAAACAATGTAAGAGATCTTTTACTAGAAACATTTAATCAGTTAGAGCCTGATGACATTAAATCAGCCATTATGGGTGAATCAGGAGAAGATATTAAATTATCTCCAGCGGCTCGAAAACTAATCCCTTATTCATTCGAGTGCAAGAATCAAGAAGCTTTAAATATATGGTCATCTTTAGAACAAGCAGAAACAAATGCTGGTGATTACGATCCTGTTTTGATATTTAAAAGAAATAGAACTAAAACATATGCGGTTATTAACATAGAGAAATTTATAGAATTAATTAATGAGTGATATAGTAAATCTACTGAATAAAGTAATAGGAAATAGAGGTAGGCAGTTAAAGAAAGCCAATGAATATATGTATTGGTCTCCTTTTACATCTCACCATAAACCTAAACTTCAAATAAACACACAAACACAGAAATGGCATTGTTGGGTATCCAATCAAGGTGGTCATAAGCTATATCAGCTCTTTAAAAAGTTAAAGGCTAGTGGTGAGGATTATAATGAGCTTACAGATTTGGTGGGTGGATTCCAATCACTATCATCAAATCGTGAGAAAGTCAAGGAAAATATTGTAAGACTTCCAAATGAGTTCAAGCCTCTTTGGTCAAATGGCTCAAGTATTATTGGCAGACATTCCAAAGCATATCTTAACAACAGAAACGTTTCTAATGGGGATATTCTTCGATATGGGATAGGTTATTGTGAAGAGGGTATGTACGCCAACCGTGTAATTGTACCTTCCTTTAATAATAAAGGAGAACTTAATTATTTTGTCGGTAGAGATATTTACAACGGTAATTACAAATACAAAAATCCTCCTGTATCTAAAGACATTATTGGATTTGATTTGTTTATAAATTGGAATGAACCTATTATATTATGTGAGGGTGTATTTGATGCTATAGCAATAAAAAGAAATGCTATACCTCTTTTTGGTAAAACCATACCAAAATCTCTTATGAAAAAAATATACGAAAAAAAGGTTAAGCAGATATATATATTATTAGACAAAGATGCCGCTAAGGATGCTATCAGAATGACAGATAGTTTAACTAAAAATGGTATTAGGGTATATTTTGTAAGTTTATCAGAAGAAGATCCTTCCGATATGGGATTTGAAAAAGTAATTAATCTCATAAAAGAAACTAAACAAACTTCTTTTTCTGATTTGATGAGGATGAAATTAAATGGTAAAACAAGAAAATATTTGGAAATTTAACGAAGATGAATGGAAAGTTCATCTTGAAAATAACGAGCTCTTAAAAGAGGTAAAGAAAAAATTTGATTTGGGAAAATCTGTAACTATTTATTATGAAAGTGGAAGTCTCTCCGAAGAAACTTCTTGGGATATTATAGTACCAAATGATAAAATCAATGAAGTCAAAAAATTCATAAAGGATAATACTTGATTAAAGAAAATGTTGTAAAAGTACCTTTTCGTAAATTAAAATACATTCATCACATATCTGACATTCAAATCAGAAACCTTAAGCGACATACTGAGTATGAAGAAGTATTTGAGCGTACCTACGAAGAAGTAAAAAAACATAAAGATAATGCCGTAGTCTATATCGGTGGTGATATAGCTCATTCAAAAACCGAAATGTCGCCTGAACTAGTTGACCAACTCTCTCGTTTATTTAAGAATCTCGCAGATATATGTCCAACAATTTTGATTGCTGGTAATCACGATTGTAACTTAAATAATCGTTCGAGAATGGATGTTCTTTCTCCTATCGTAAATAACTTACAACACTCAGACCTACACTATTTGAAAGATAGTGGTGTATATAAATGTGCTGATACGAAGTTTGTTGTTTGGGATGTATGGGAAAAGGAAGATGACTATATAGAGGCCAAGGATTTTGAAGGTGAAACAAAGATAGTTCTCTTTCATGGAACAGTGGATAAGTCAGAAACAGACTTAGGATTTTTTCTTCCATCGGATGTTAAAATTGCTAAGTTTGATGGTTATGATATGGGATTGCTTGGCGATATCCACAAAAGACAACATCTCAATAAAGAAGAAACCATTTCTTATTGTGGTTCATTGGTACAACAAAACCACGGAGAAGGATTAAGTCATGGTTATTTATTATGGGATGTCCCAAAGAGAACTTCTGAGTACATAGAAGTGCCGAATGACTACGGATATTATACTATAAACATAGATGATGGTAAGGTGCCTGAATGTCCTGATATACCCCAAAAGGCTAGATTGAGAGTTAGGGTAGCCAATACTACACCATCCCAACTAAAGAAGGCTATGAGCTTAATTCATAGCAAATACGGAATCAAAGAAGTATCCGTTACCAAAACTGATTCTATATACTCTACAGAAAAAGTTAGAGGACAACATATAGCAGTTGGTAATGTAAGAGATTCAGACTACCAATATAATCTGATAGAAGAGTATCTGAAAACAAATCACTTTGTAGATGAAGATACTCTCATCGATATCAAAAAGATAAATGAAGAGTTGAATGGTAGATTGCCTGAAGATGATGTGAACAGAGGTGTAAGCTGGCAAGTTAAAAAGTTTGAGTTTGATAATATGTTTTCTTATGGGGAAGATAATGTTGTAGACTTTACTAAGCTAAGCGGTATTGTTGGTTTATTTGCACCAAATGCTCAAGGTAAATCTTCCTTATTAGATGCTCTTTCATTCTGCTTGTTTGACAGATCTTCAAGAGCTTACAAAGCAATCAATGTTCTTAACAATAAGAAAGATTGGTTTAAGTGTAAAGCTACTTTAGAAGTTGAAGGTGTGGAATACTTTATAGAAAGGGATGCTAAAAAACAATCAAATGGTCATGTTAAAGTAAATGTAGAGTTTTATACTTATGATGATGCTAATGAAAAAGTATCCTTAAATGGTGATCAAAGAAGAACTACAGATGTTAATATCCGTAGGTTAATTGGTACTTATGATGACTTTGTAATGACAGCACTTTCTTTACAGACTAACTCAACTGTATTTATTGATAAGACACAAAAAGAAAGAAAAGACTTACTTGCACAATTTATGGGTATTGGTGTATTTGACCAACTTTATACTTTGGCTAGTGATGAGATACACGATGTATCTGCTCTTCTCAAATCCTTTAAAAACAATAACTATGATGTAGACTTAGCAGATATAAAAAATAGTCTTAGTGAAGATAAGAAGAAATTTAAAAAGTTAGATGTTCAAAGAAAAGAACTATTAGCCGAAAAGAAAGAATGTGATAAAGAAATCATAGGCTTAACAAAGCAGCTTAGAAAAGTAGATGAAACTGCTGATAGCATAAGTGAGTTGGAAGAAAGAAAAGCTTCTTTAAATAATGATTTGACTTTAACAGACGAAACATTTGGTAAACTTAAAACTCTTTCTGAACAATATAAAGTTGAAGAAACTGAACTAACTGAAAAGATTAGTATCTATAAAGAAAATGAAGTAGATAAGAAGTTTGCTCAATTTGAGCAATATAGTTTAGAAAAATCAAACCATCAGATAGAGATAGATAAGCTAAAGATTCAAGTTCAACATAAGCTAGATAAGATTGATAAGCTTGGAAATTTAGAACATGATCCTGATTGTAACTATTGTATGAGCAACCCATTTACTTTAGATGCTATAGAAACTAAAGAGAAGCTAAATGAGGATAAGAACCTAGCAGATAACTTTTTAAAGAAGTCATCTGAATTGGATAGTATTATAAATGAATTGTCTCATATTACTGCTCATAAAAATCAAATGGATTCTTGTATAAATGATTTTAATTTACTAACTTCCAATATCAGTAAAGTAGACAGCGAACAAAAACTAACTACAGAAAGAAAGAAGAATCTGATAAACCAATTATCTATTGTAGAAGATAAGATTAATATCTATCATGAACAAAAGAAAGATATTGTTTTCAATAAAGAAATGCAAAATCAAATTGATATGAGTTCTAACAAGTCGGCTGCATATGAAGATGATATAGATACTGTTACTGATTCTCTTAATAATGTAAATGGTGAGATTAAAGTATTGGAAACTAATCGTAAAAATATTTTAACTAATATTAAAAAAGTTGAGGAACTAGAAGGCAAGTACGCAGCTTATCAATATTATATGGATGCTATTAAACGTGATGGTATTCCTTATGAACTGATAACAAAAGCTCTTCCAACTATCGAAGGTGCTGTTAATGATATACTAGCTCAAATAGTAGATTTCTCTATGGTATTGGAGATGGATGGTAAGAATGTTAATTGTTATATTGTATATGATGATGATAATATTTGGCCTCTTGAACTAAGTAGTGGAATGGAAAGATTTATATCTTCTTTAGCTATGCGTGTAGGATTGATAAATGTTTCTAATCTACCAGCAGCTAACTTTTTAGCTATTGATGAAGGCTGGGGAACAATGGATTCAGACAATCTAAACTCTGTCTATAATTTATTTCAATATCTAAAGACTCAGTTTCAGTTTACAATGATTGTTTCTCATATAGATTCCATGAGAGATGCCGTAGATACCCTATTGGAAATTAAAAAAGAGAATAACTTTAGTAACGTTTCGCTTGACTAGGTAATAAATTCTTGGGCTTACTCTCTCCTCGTTTAAGGCTTAGTATATGTTGATTAAGAACTGCACTCATAGTAGTGCTTTCTTCTTTAACGTGTAGCCTGAACCATTCTATTAGCCCCTCATCTATAGTAAATGAATATTTCTTTTTCATACCGATAATCTCCGTAGTTTATACATATAATAAATATAAAAATTTTAAAATATGATATTTATTATTGATATCAAATAATTAGGAAATTCCCAATGGCAACCGTTAAAAGATTCAATAAACTGCTTGGACTTGAAAACATAGATGTACTGGTAGATGACAGAGAAACTTCTCGTCACATAATCATTACCGACATGCCTCAAAGTCTACCTCAAGGTAAGAGTTCATTTCTTATTGAGGTTTCCCCTTATATGAAAGAAGGTGTTGAACTTCAAATAGATTTTATGGATTCAGTTGGTAATAGTATATATCTTGAACCTGTTCAAAATTACTTAGAAGGTTCTTCAAGAACTATATCGGTAGAAGTTTACGACACTACATCAGCTGGTGTGGCTACTATGATAATAGTAGGTGAGATAGACCAAATACCAACACAACCAGGAAATTTTAGTGAAGTCGAAGAAGTTCCTGAAGATTTTAAAGGAGTTTATAATGTAAGACTTACTCGTGAAGTTATTATAAATACAGCTGAAATAAATATCCAACCAATAAAATTTTATTCAGCTCCAAAACTTATAGCTAGAGAAAAACGTTTTGGTACAATGGAAAGGGAAGTAGTAACTGATGAAGTAATTTCTGATGCATTTACAGTTATAGGTCGTCCATCAATACAGCAACAATATGAAGAATTTGTAGTTCAAGAAATAGAAGCTTCTGCTCAAGGTTCTGGTATTGGCGAACCTGTAAATCAAGACATCTTTTCTGAACCACCTATAGGTGATGTAAAAGGTGATGAAGCAGAAAAAGAAAAATTAAAACAGCATAGTAAAAAGAAAAGTGTTAGGGGCGATAGTAGATTTAAAAGATCTAAAAGAATAAGAAAAAGAAATTCTCCAATCGAATATCCATATACATTTTCAATAACCAATGGTGCTCACGAATTTACAACAGAGGAAATCGGTGGTAAAATAATATTTTCTGATTTGGTTACTAGCATATACAATTTTGATGATTTAGAGAATAATGGGATAGGACAGACTCCTAACTTCAACGTAGTTTCAGATGCATCTGATCCAAATTTTCCAACACATTTTACAGCTTCTATTGCTGATTTAGAAAATAGCGTAACTGCTTTTACAAATACACCATTTACAAAACAAGACATAGAAGGTAGATATAGAATATTAGAAATGGAAGCTACTGCTAAGGTTCACTTTACTAAACAACCATCAGCTTCTTTTAGTTTAGTTAATATAGTCTCATATGCTGATATAACTTTAAGTCATCTTAGAACATTTTCAGGCGAATTATTTAAAGCAAAAGTTTATGTAAGAGCTGAAGGCTCTTTTGATGATTATAAATTATTAGCTGAAGTTCCTATAGAATCTCCTGAATTAATGGTGAATTCTAATTCAGTCGGCGTTGGAGAAAGGACAGGCTATTTTATTTCAGAGGAAGATAAAGATACATATTGGGATTTATTTGGAAGTACGAATGGATTAACAGCTGCTACATCCACATCAACTGCTTCTTATGACAACCAAACCTCATTGGATTCCATAATGGTTTCGGGAAGTACTTCAGTATTAACAAATCAAATAAGGTTTCAATTAAAAGACGATTATAAATTTACTCTTACAAAAAACATAGATTATTCATTATCTTTTAATGCTGTAGGTCTACCGGACATCGATGGTAGAGCATTGATGTTAGTATATGTATCCGGTTCTTCTATGAAACAAAAAAATAGTTTATATGATGATGAAACTACCGAAACAAAAGTTGAAGAGCCATCTAACTATGGTAAACGTTTAGGTGCTTTAGAAGTTGAAAAGGGAGAAGTTAAAAGGGATTTTAAGCTAGTTAATCATAATTTTAACACAGACCTAACAGGCGATGCTGTAGTTCAATTCAGAGTAATCGCAGGACAATGGAACTTATCAGATGTTTCCGTAGTCCCATCATCGGATACGGGATTTTCACCATCATTTACAAATTTTCAACAAGAATTACCTCCTGAATTAACACACAAAAGACCTGAGACATTAGAATTTTTAACAGAATTTTATGATATAAATAATAATTTAGCTGATGAAATTGCAGTAACAACCGGTTCTGTTTTTACAGGCGGTAATATGGTTATTAGCGGTGATGATAATACTATGAGCGGTGACTTGTTTATAGGGGGAGATAGTACTGCTAGTGGAATGCACTTTGGTGGTGTTGACTCTAACCTACCTGAAACAGGGACGGATGGTGCTACTGGCTCTGGCTTTATGAGGTCAGTTGGTTATTTGGGATTCACATCTGCTTCTGCTCAGTCAGGCTCATATGGATTTATGATTTACAGTGGTTCTGTATTACCTGACAGTGGAGATGATTATCAAGGTGTTGGTTTAGAATTGGTGGGTGCAAGTGGTTCTCTAAAGTTTAGAACAAGTCCATCTTTATTTGATGTGCAAGCAGATTCATTTTTTGTAGGAAAAACCGCTACTCAATTTATAAGTGGTTCAGGAGAAAAGATTGAAATAAGTTCATCTAACTTTCATTTACAGCCAGGTGGTGATGTTGATATGACAGGAACTATTACAGCAGCTGCTGGTAATATAGGTGGGTGGGATATAAAAGATGGTAGTTTAAGAGCTGGTGCAGGAAATTCATCTGTTACAATGAGTGGCGATGACCAATTAATAAAAATGGGCAGTGGTTCTACTTTTACTGCTGATGAAATAGATGGTGTATTATTCGGAAAAGATACTGATGGTGTATACAAATTTGGTATAGGTAAAGGTGGTTCTTATATATTCTTTGATGGTGATGTTGTTAATATAGCTACTGAGGATATCAACGTAACTGCTTCGGTTTTTTCTATTGATGTTGACCAATTCAAACTAAGCGCTACTAATTTATTTATAAGTTCTAGTCAAGGTGGTTTTATATCTCTTGGAAACCCAAGAGCTAGTGGTATAGGTGGAACTAATAAAGGTATCTTTATGCAGGGTAATAATCCTGATGATTCTAAACCTAAATTTTTAGCCGGTGACGCAACTGGTGCTCATTTATCTTATGATGGTGATAATATTTTTATGTCATCATCTGCTTTCTTTCTAGGTTCTCCAGCTCAATTCGTAAGTGGTTCTTTAGGTAACATAGAAATAAGTTCCTCAAACTTCCATTTAGATAACGAAGGTAATGTTATTATGTCTGGTAAGGTAACTGCCGCTGAAGGAGAAATTGGTGGGCTTACAATAGGAGATACAAAATTGAGTTCGGGAACTGCATATGAAATATCTTCATCTACAAATGTTGCCGATCCAGTTTCTTTTATATCTTCTAGTGGCTTCAAAGTTTCAGCTGGTGGTCAAGTAACTGCTTCTGCTCTCTCACTAACTGGTGGTGATGTCGGTGGCTTATCCGTAGAAAATGGAGTTATTTCAGTAGGTGACATTTTAAAACTAAAAGATAGTGGACAGATTACAGGCTCAAAAGTTTTATTTACAGGTGGAACTATAGGTGGATTTACAATAGATGCTGATGAGATTAAATCTGGAACAACATTAATATTAGATGCCGATAGTAATAGTGGTGAGATAAAATTAGGGGCAGCAAGTGATATCAATACCGGTGATGGTATTTATATGAATGGAACTGGTAATGCATTTAGAGTAGGTAATCCATCGGGCAATGAATTTAAATTTGATGGAACAAGTGTTTATATTGGAAATGATGGTGCTGAGCATGTAAAAATCGATGGAACGAGTTTATTATTTATTGATAATTCTACCACAATGGCAGAACTCAGAGGAACTACTTGGACTTTAGGTGGAGCACATGGAGCAACCGATGATGCCATCGTTATGTCTCCAGGTAGTGGTGTTACTATTTTTGACAGTTCAACCGATAAAGCTGTTGTATCATCGTTAGGATTAGATATAACACAAAACAATGTAAATGTAGCTAGATTTGCTGCTATTACTAGAATCGGTGATGTAGCTAATGACCACGTATCAATGAGCTCAGCAGGATTTTCAATAAAAGATGGAGAAACTCAACTAAGTACATTCAATGCCGGTGGTGCTATAATCGGTAAAACAAATGTTGCTCACATATCAGCCTCATCATTAGAAGTAAGTGTTATAAAAGATTCTAACAACAAAGCAGTTTTAGGTTCTTTAGGATTAGACATAACGCAAGGTGGAACTAATGTAGCGAGATTTGCAGCTGTTAGTAGATTGGGAGATGTAGCAAACAAACACATTTCTATGAGTGCAGCCGGTATGACAATTAAAGATGGAGAAACGGTATTAGCAAATTTCGCAGCGGATGTCACAATAGGAGAAGTTGCATCAGATAAAAGAAATGTATTTATTGATGAAAATGTCGGAATAAAAATTAGAAACAACACAACTGATATCGCATCTTTTGGTGATGATATCACATTAGTCGGTGGAACATTAACATTACAGAGTAATGCTGCTGGTGGTGGGAATGATGATAGAGTTGTAATTGGAAATGCTAATATTGAAATGTATACTGATGATTCTAAGGTAGTTGATATAGCAGATGGTAAGATTAGTATAGGCCCAGCAGCTGATGCTGGAGTATCAAACGGTGCAGTAATTGGTAATATCCATTTAGCATCAGGTGGAGCATTTATTTATGGTGCAGCAACCGATGATTTTGTCAATGTAAAATCAGACGCAGTTGATGTAGTGACAGCAGGAGTTACAGAAGCATCATTCGGAGCAACCACAGTAATTGGTGCTGTAGCTGATAATACATCAAGAATAGTTTTAGGAAGTGGAAAAGTTCAGATAATTAACAGACAGGGTACAACCGACACCACGGCAATAGAATTAGACGCGGATGGAGATGCAGCATTTACAGGAACTGTAACTGCTACTGCTGGTGAAATCGGTGGTTGGACATTAGCTGCTACAACACTTAGTAGTGGAAATCTTATATTAAACTCTGCTGGAACTATAGAGACATCAAATTTTGCTAGTGGTGTAAGAGGTTGGAGAATAGCTTCAACAAATAATGGAGAAGCTGAATTTGAAAATGTAAGAATTAGAGGAACTTTATCTACTGCTGTGTTTGAAAAGGAAACCGTAAATGCTGTAGGTGGACAATTATACATAGCTAACTCTACTGCTATAACAGGTTCTACAACTGTAGCGGCTACTGCTACTACGATGAGTGTTGTAAACGTTAGTGGGTTTGCTGCAGATGAAATATTATCTGCTAAAAAAGTATCTGCTACTGGCTTTGGAACAGAATATATGTTTGTTCAAAGTTCTTCAAGAGATTATCCGTCAAGCGAAACAGATTTTGCTGGAAAACTTTATTTAGTTAGAGGTTATAGAAGTGGTAGCATCGGTATTTCAGGATCATTGGGTGATATATCAAATATATCACAATCATATGAACCAGGCCAAGTAATAGTATCAACTGGTAAAATAGGAACTGGTTACATTAGATTAAATGCAAATCCAAATGATCAAACCACACCTTATATGGATATAGTTGAAAGAACAGGCAGTGGAGTTTATGATGTAGATTTAAAAGTAAGACTTGGTGATTTAAGTGGATTGAGCAGTGGATTACTTTATGGCAATACCTCGCCTGGTTTTGGATTATTTACAGAGAACGTATTTTTAAGTGGTGCTATAACTGCACAGACAGGTTCAATAGAAGGAATACTGCACATCAGAACAGATGCATCTAATCAAATTAAATTAGGAACTGATGTAAATGGTTCACAAGATGGTATTCATATAAACGATAATAATTTTTGGTATACCAACGGGCATTTTAAAACAGGATTTGATGGTGATAATTTTATACACCAATCAGGCTCTTCCTTAACCATAAAATCAGAAACATTTGATTTGGATGCTGGTAATCTTTTAATTGAAAGTGCTACTCCAAAAATAGCACTTACTGATGCTGATGCTACATTTAATGTCGGTACAATAACATCCGATTCCGATACTACTGGTGCTGGGGTATTTATGGATGGCGGTGGACATTTTAGAGTCATAGGTAATGCTACTAATCAATTAATAGTTGATGGTGGTTCAATGACTATAAAGTCTGATACATTTGACTTGGACGCTGGTACTATTATTATGGATAGTGGAACTAATAGTGGTAAAATAGCACTTGGTGGAACACCACCAACAGCATACAATGCTGGAGTGGGCGTTTACTTAGATGGTACAGGCAAAGCATTGATAGGAAACTCAACAGGATCTAGGATACAATACGATGGTGACGGTACTCTAATAATGAGCGCTTCTAGCTTCTTCTTAGGCGGCGGCAGTCAATTTGTTAGTGGTTCAAATGGAAACATAGAAATCAGTTCAAGTAACTTTCATTTACAACCGGGTGGCGATGTCATAATGAGTGGGGAGATTACTGCTGAGGCTGGTAATATCGGTGGTTTTACCATATCTGATAGTTCTATAGAAGCAACTAACATTAAAATTTCATCTACGGCAGCTTCAATGTCTTTAGGTAATAAGGTAAAGGTAGCGGGTGGTACTGATAGTTTCATAGCTGGTGGTGCACATTTTGAAGATCCTTTTCAATCATTTGATAATGACCAACTTGGTTTTGTTTTAGGAATAGATGATGATGTTGTAAAATTTGAAGTAGGTGATGATTCTGGCGATAATGCAATAATTTTTGCTTCAGACGCAAATCCAGTACTTAATATTAAATCTGAACATTTTTCATTAGGTTCAACAAACTTTAAGCTTACGCAAGAACTATTAAAACTTGGAACAATAGATAATGTTACAGATACGGCAAGTACAGAAAAAGGATTCTTTGTAGATGCTGATGGGGATGTTTTAATCAAAAATGGTGGTGCTAACGCAGGATATATTCAATCTGTAAGTGGAAAAATAGTTGTCGTAACAGATAATTTTAATGTGGATGCTAGTGGTAATGTATCAATGTCAGGTGCTGTTACAGCAACTGGTGGTAATATTGCAACATTTTCAATAACATCAGGCAGTATTGACTCAAACACAGGTAATGCAAAACGTGGAATAAAAATAGAACCGAATGTATCAATTAGAGGATACGGTGATACAGTACATTCAACAGAGACTGTTGTAGGAAAATTTAGTTTTAGCGTAGGTTCAGTTTCACCATCAGCTACGGCCGATGTTCCGTTTAATAGAGACTATTCAGCACCACCTGGTGGAGTAACAGATTAATGATAAGGAGTAAATAATGGCAGATTATCCATTTAGAGTAAATATGATGACCAAAAATGGGGAAGGTACAATAGCTTTTTACACATCATCCTTAGCAGATGATGGCGCCGGCGACGCAGTACTAACTGCGGCTGAAATGGTAGAAAAAATTAATTTAATGCCTAGTGCATCATATGAGGATGGGGTTGTATCAGGAAGTTCAACAGCATTTGTACATAAATTTGGAGGTGGTAGAAATCTACACTTATCGTGTTCTGTTTCAGCCCCAACAACAGGTAGTATAATATTTCAAGATAAAGAATCTGTGACAAATGGTGGATTAGATTATTACACATTTTGGGGAACAAAAGTTTGTTCAGTTTTAGGTTTACCTGAGGGGATACCGATATACACAGAAAATTTTAAACTATCTGATGATTCTGATAATCCTAGTAATTATTTATCAGGTGATGTTATCGCGGATGGCATTGCAATAAAAAATACTTTTAAATTATCTCCACAAGCTAGAGTAAAAAGTAATCTAATTTGGGATGAAGAAAATGGTGAAGGACTGGCCCAATGGGTTAGTGGTAGTACAACCCAAGCAAGTATTGGCTATGATGACCAAAACGATAGATATAAGCTAAATATAGCTACAGCATCAATCGGTAGATTAGAGGTCGATTCGGGTACAAATGGCACATCAGATGTTATTTTTCGTGGAATAACGGGCACCGGCAATCAGGAATATTGGATTCCACAGATGTTTATGTCTGGTTTTAATTATGGTTCAGCTGGAGGAACTCAGGTGGTGGTGCCGTTCACATCGGTTCAAGAACAAACCTCTACAACAAATACTATGGAATATAGTAACATTATAATGCCCTTTGATGCTATGGTGATGAGGGCATCTGTGCGCACTTCGGATGCGGGTGGCGGCACCTTTATTAATATGTTTAAATTAACAGATGGTACGGAAGGGGTAACTCTTGGGGGCGGTAGTGCTACTGAAGGTGATGCATTTGGTTTGGTTAACATAGCTGCTGATGATACTGTATATTCTGCAGATTTTTCTGACATTACATCAGGTGGTCGGTTTGTTTCTAAGGGAGAAGCAGTATTGTTTACCTTTGATCCAACTTCCGACACAAACGATACTAGATTGACAGTTTTATTTATGGTAAATCCATTCTCAATTGGGTAGACTGATAATTAACAAATCTTATATTTATATATGAATAATAACATAGGAAATTATGGATAAACTAACAGAATTTTTAACAAAGCCATTTTTAAAAAAAGATGTATTGGAAGAAGGAGTAAATGATCCTGGTATTCTTAAAGCAGTATTTCTTGCTGGTGGGCCTGGATCAGGTAAATCATATGTTGCTAGTGGATTGTTTGGAATACCAAAGAAAATTAGTGTATCTGCTTATGGAATGAAAT